GATCTTTCCTCCTTAGTCTTTGTGAAGCGGTAATTTTTCGACTTCTGCCATGATCTTCTTGGCCGTGCCGTTCCCTCCCAGAGCAGCATAGGGCTTGTAGAGGTAGTCGCGCAGGTTTTCGTATTCGTCATGAGTTACATATCCCCGCTCGATATACGAGCCGCCCAGGTAGACAATTCGATCATGCCCGAGCCCCATGAGCATGTCGCTCTGAAGCTTGGATTCCTGCGTCCACTTGTCCTTCCTCCGGTCGTGCCTCTGCATCAGGTAGAGCAGTATCGAGCACGCCCCACTGGATGTCAGGGCGGTCAATACTGCGATTAGAATGGTTTCGTTCATAGGTTTCCTCCTAAAAAAGCCTCGGTGTTATTCCTCCGAGGCTTGCTTTTTGTTATTCGCTGCGTCATAGGGCCGACCGGTGATCTCTTGATATTCCTCCGGAGTGATCCACGGCTTGCCGGTTGGGTGCGTCACCGCGTTTCGGACGCGGATTTCACTCCACAGGCCCATGCGATAGAACGTTTTCACTTTTGCAAAGTTTTTGCTGTGCTGTGTCGCTTTTCCCATGTTTTATACCTCCCCCAAGTCGACGTTGGTCATCATCGCGAGATACTCGATATTCGCCTGCGTTCTCGCGTCTTTGATTTCCTGCTTGCTGAGCTTGCGAAGCACAAACCAATATTCCTCGCCGTGCTTCTGGATCTGGACAAGCGCCAGGCGCTCCAATTCTTCCGTGCTTCCATCGGAGCATGAGATTGTGACACGCTCCAGGTTATCCTTGAAGATGGCCTCTGTGAGCTCGTTCTTGCTGATGTAGTTGTTCCCGTTTAGGCTGAGATTTTCGATGGTTGATCCGTCAGCCAGTGTGATCTTGTACGTTCTGTTTTCCATGCTGCTTTCCCTTTCTGAAGTCGATGTAAGGCTCGCCCATGTCGGCGATCCGGTGCGTTGCTAAGCTCTTAAAGCCGCGGCGGTCATGGGACAATCCGGTGCTTTCTCCTGCCGCGCAGACTCGCTGCGGGGGCCCAGAGGCCGCCGATCAATAGATCGAAAAGGCCGGGCGAACGCCGCGAGACTTGGAAGCGTAGTCGTAGTCCGCATAGCCGTTGTAGTTGACAAGGGCGAAATAGGAATCGATAACGTCCCTCAACCACCATGTCTCACGGTTGCAAATACGGCTCGGCTCGTGCTGGAATAGCGGCAACTGGGATTTCTCTACACGGTAGTTAGCCGGGGTACTGCTGCTGTCAGAAACAGGGGAGAAAATACCACTGCCGTAGACCATCTGCTCGCACATAAGGTCAACTTCGGAATCGCACCATGCACCGCCGGAAGCACGCCCATTTGCGACGGCATTCGTCAGATAGATTCTGTGTTTCAGAACATGACCGCTGAACGCACGCTTGATGATGGTCTTAGCCTGTTCGAGATTGCTCTTGTACATATCCGAACCGACATAGCCGCCAGCCGTAGTATTTGCCGCACCAGCTTCATAATTGCCGGATCTGGTGTTGTGCATTTGCGCATTGTACAGGCACGTATCCGGCACGATAACGACATGATGAGTAGTACAGCTCGTGTCACCACTGTTTAGGTAGTAATCGAACGCCGCAACGCGATAGTTGACGCCGCCGATCGTCCAGTAGTCACCGATGTATAAATCATCGAATTTCCCGGCACGAATCGTTTCCGACTGCTCAGCTGTGAGCGCTTCGCCCAGCGACTTACCACGGTAAAGCGAGTTATGAGGCCCCGCGCCGTGGTAAGTCAGGATATTTTCCAGGCTGTCAAGGCGCGTCCCGTCTTTTCCGATCGCCCTCAGCAGCTCGTTGACTGCCGCCACCAAGCTCGTCTTGTCCTCTGTACTGAGATCGTCGATCTTTCCGGATGAAAAGTCTCTCAGAGCGGAGAGCGGCAAAGCCTTGACGCCGGTGCCGTCTGCCAGTCGGACAAGCATAATATCCGCACCGCTGGAAACAGCGCTGATCGCGGGCTCTTCGTTAAAGCGCCTTCCGTTTTCAATTTCAATTCGCATGGTTTTTCCTCCTTATGCGTATTTATATTTCCAATCGATCATGACAGCATTTCCGTCGTCATCCAGGATCACGCGGCCGTCGTCGTCCCTCAGCGGCGCAAAGTAATCGTTGTGGATGGCCATGTACTCTGCCAGCGTAAGACGCTGTTCATGCTCGTTGGTGACATTGAGCAGCTTCCCGGCGATGTCCTTATCAAGCAGAGCCCTTACAGAAGCGAACCACTCGTTAAACGCATTCTGGCTGTTCCTCTGAAAATCTTTCAGTAATGTGGTGATTCCCGTCAGGTCGCTGTTGCCCTTCGCCTCCAGCTCTTTGATGTAGACATCAATCGTGTTCGTATAGCCCGCATAGGCCTGAGCAGCCTTGCCGAGGAACTGCTCGTAGCTTGCATCCGACTTAGCCACAAAATCGTTGTAGAAAGCATCGAATTGAGCGAAGAATACACTCGTGTCGATGCTCTCAATGAACTGAGTGATGTATCCGCAAACGGAGCTGTCGGCTCTGGTGTCGCGGATGGAGCTCTGACTCATGATTGCCTGGTTTGTGCTGACCGTGATCAGAGCCAATCCCAGCTCGTAATAGTCGCCGCTGGCGGGTCGGATCAGTTCCGGGGCGACCGGTTTAGACGCAGCTGTTCCGGTCTTGACCAGAATCTCGCAGAGCCTGTCCCTGTAATTGCAGCGGAGGACAACGCGATCAATCCTGCTGTACTGTGTCGGAGCGGTAGCCAGCTCGAAGGTCGCCTCCGCCGCATCATAAGCAAAAGCGCCATTGATAAGGCCAAAGCCGGGGCGGACTTTTACGCTTAGGCCGGTGTCACCGGCCAGTACCCGGAAGCAGTCCGCGGGCTTGGCCAGCACTCCGTTGGTGAGCAGCTTTGCGAACAGAAGCCGGAAGAGCTCTGACGTCTCCGCCCTGTCGAAAATCGGCATACCTTCGGAGTCGACTCCCGTGATTTCAGAGTCAAAATATCCGTATCTCATAGCCATGTTATGAAGCCTCCCTCTTTATCAGCTTTTTGATAGACGTCATTGACCCGGTCCCAAAGATCACGCTGAGCGTCTGCTTACTGCCTTCGTAGACCTCCTGGATCTCAGTGATTCTTTTGATGGTTTCAATCCCCACGTCCGTATATCGGTAGGTGCATAGATCCCCCAGGTCGAAGTCTGTCATGTAAACAAGGTTTGCGTTCGGATCCACGTCACTGTTGACGGTCTCTACTTTTTCATACTCCGCGAGTTTCTCCAGCCCCCTCTGCCTGAGCAACGCCTGGTATTGGGCGGTCGTATAGGTGTGCTCGGTACCGCCATCGTCGGTGTAGCGACTCTGCAGGTCCCTGGCGTCGACCCAGACCTCCCGGCGTTCCTCCGTAGGGCTGCTCCGGATGTCCACCTGGACAATCGTTCTGGCAGTTCCTTCTCCTTCTCCGGCGACATAGGCGAAGTTCTTGTAATCGGATTCGTCTCTGTCATAAATTGCGTTTTTTACGTTGTAGAAGCTATCAGAGAAAATAGCCCAGCTGTTCACGTCCTGCGTGTCTCGCCGGTCCTTCCCTTGCCAGAGCTCGAAGTTGAGCGTATTAGCCAGATAGTCATAGATCAGCCGATGGCTGAGCTCCTGCGTCTGTTCGATGTCGTAGAGCTTGTCGCCCAGCCTGTCTCCGGTAGCCGTTATTGAGATGGCATCACCGAGGCCGTGCCGGGTTCCCAGCTGAATGCGGCTGATCTTACGGTCGGCCACGGCTGGATTGATCACGAGCTTATCAACCAGCTTGCGCCCGATGTCCTCAGGCGTGCCGGTCATATTCACCTGAGCGTCAATCACGCGGTTGTTTAGCAGTTCCTCAGCGAAGTATCCCTTGCAGTAGGCCGTCTGGGCGCCCTTGGCGTCCCTCGAAAAATTGATCTCGTGGATCACGCCCAGGTCTGACCGGTCGCTTCGGTAGAGATACCGCCCGGTGTTCATAAGCTCAAAGGATTCAGCGGGCGTGTACAGCTCGAAGAGACCGGGGGCGTAATACCGCCGATCCCAGATCATCGTATTGAATACGCCGACGGTTCCCAATGTGTCAAAGTTTTCGTCCAGTATAATCAGGTTCACGGCTTACACCCCCAGATATTTTGGCGTATAGAAGAGATTGACATCCAGATTGGTGTAGTTCTCATCCGCGTCATACTCCAGATAGTTGTCGCCCACGGCCAGCTCGAAGGGCTCACTCTTGCGGTCGATATGCTGGTAGTAGTTCACATCGTTTAAGGTGATCACCTGGTGCCGGTCATTCGTGTCAATCAGCAGAATGTCGCCCTGCTGCATAACCACGTTCACTCTCATATACTGACCGGTGCCGGTGTTCGTGATCTTTGGGTTTGTAACCGGACCGCGAACGGCCACGAACTGGATCCGGACACCGGTGGGAACGTCTCCGTCGTTTGCCAATACGACCTCCCGGTATAGTGTGCGGTAGCCCATCGTCATGCCCCCCAGCATCAGCCCTCTGGCGCTTGCCGGATAGTCCAGCTTGTGCGTGGACCTGCGGCTCAGCATCCTCCAGGGAAAGGCGAAGAGCGCCGTGATGTTAGCCATGTTTTTGCCGAAGTTATCGACGTTTAGCATGTACGGGTCCGGGCAGAGCAGATCCACCAGGATCCGCAGCCGGTTGTCCATGTTTCGGACTGTTGCGAAGGTCCATCCCTCCAGCTCGTACTCGATGTTTCGACTCACGCCCATGTTGGTGATCAGAGCCTTTCCGGTATACTTCGGGTTAAAGAACTGGATCACTTTGGCTCGGTTCTCCGGGTTGTTCTTGTTGCTTTTAAAGCAGGCCTCTATGTGGATGGGTCTCGGCTTGATTTTCTTTCCGTCGATGCTGGCCCCATCCACCAGTGCGTTGTCGGAGGTGGAGATCTCCAGCTCCGAGGACTCCAGACCGGTCACTGCCGTGATGTCAGTTTCTTCGTTCGGTCCCATCCGGAGCGTTTTGCCGTTGCAGGTCAGCTCAATGGTTATCGTGTTTTTGGTCATTTCACACCTCCGACCATGTTCCGCAGTGCCTCGCGCTGTGCCTTGCTTACTTCGGACGGCGTTACTACGGGCACGTTATAGGTGTTTTCCTGTTCAAAGTGGTTATCGTTGTTCACGATCGTTCCCACTGTAGACAGCGCTCTCAGATCAGCCGGTCCGGCGGCGTTTAGGGTCAGCTGACCCGCTGAGGCGGTGACGACGGCCCGCATCTGTCCGACCATTTTAGCGGCCTGAGCCTGCATGTCCTTGATGGCCATCGGCATAGAGTCCTCGAAGCCCTCAGCAATTCCCGGCGGGAGCCAATGCCCGACCTCATCTCGGAACTCCGTCGACGGGGAATGGACCCCAAGCGCGTCCTTGGCGCTGTCCAGGAGGCTCCTGGCCAGGCTTCTGACCTTATGGTTCAGCCAATCCCAGCCGGAGCTGATCCCGTTCCAGAGGCCCGTCACGATATCGCGTCCGATGCTCCTCACGCTGTCCGGCAGACTCTTTAGGGCGCTGACGACACTGTCAATGAGCTGTCGCGCCGCTGCCGCGCCCCTGTCAGCCAGATCCGAGCCCCAGGAGGCGACTTTCGCCGCTGCGTTGCTGAGGTATGCCCAGATCTGTCCCGGCAGCTGGCTGAGTGTGCTGCCGACCCGGTTAAGCATAGCTGCGGCAGCAGCCGATGCGTTGGACGCCATCTGTTGCCCCCAGGTGACGACCTTGCTGACAGCGGCAGACAAGTACGTCCCGATTTTTCCGGGGAGCTCCTGCACGATGCTGCTGATCTTGCTGAGCATATTCGTCATGGCAGTGCTCGCGTTCGAGAGCATCTGCTGTCCCCATTGGATCAGTCGGGTGACAGTATTCACCAGGAAGGTCCAGACCCTGCCCGGCAGCAGACTGAAAACAGCGCTGATCCGGCTCAGCACGTCTCCCATCGCAGTGCTTGCCTGCTGGATCATATCCTGTCCCCACGTAAGGAGCTTGCTCAGGGCTTCAGAAAAGACCTCTGCCATCTTACCGGGAAGAGCGATCAGCGCACGGATCACGCCATCCACCAGGAAGTTGCCCTGCTCCTCCATCACTTTCGACGAAGAAGCAATCCCAAAAAAGTTTTTGAAGGCGTCAAGGATCGCCCGTCCGATGTCCAGAACGGCCTGCCCGACGGAGGGGATCGCCTTGATCAAGCCGCTGATAATGCCCTTGTCCAGGTTTATGCCGGCTTGCAGGAGCTTTGGAATCTGCTTCACCAACGCCGTGACCATATACGCCACGAGCTTCACGATGGCGGGCAGGAGCTTCGGCAGCGCCTTCCCGATCCCCTGCACAAGGGTAGTGACGATCCGGGTGGCTGTTTCCACGAAGCGGTCTGCACCGTCTCCATCAATAAAGCCGGTGATCTTCTCAACAATACTGTTTGCCGCATTCTCCCAGTCGAAGCTCTCCAGCGTTTCAGCTGCGTTCTGCATCATGCTGAGGAGAGCGTCGCCGACTCCGGCCAGTCCGTTCTCATTGAAGCCCTGCTGGAACGCTTGCAGCGCGCGGGCTGCTGCACCGGCTGCGCCCGCCAGCGGACCTGCAGCCATGCTGTAGAGGCTTGTGGCGATGTTGACCACGGAAGTCTTGATCTGCCGGGTCTTAAACTCCAGCGTGTCACTCACCTTCGCGTAGGCGTCACCGACGACGTCAGCGTCCGTTCCCATCTGCTGAAGGTTGTTGTGGAATGTCTCACCCTCCTGGGCGAAAATCGACATCGCGGCCTTGCCCGCCTCGATCGAGCCGAACATATCAACCATGGATATGCCGGAGGCAGCTGCCGACGCCTGCATCATTCCCAGGACTTCGTCCAATGTGGCGCCGGCATCCATCATCTCGTGGAAGGTCATGCCGGCATACTTGCTTCCCGCTGCAGCTTTTTCCAGGTTCTTTGCTGCGATGGTTCCGTTTTTCCCCAGCTCAGCAATCAGACTGTTCAGCTGCGTCGTTGCCTGTGCCGTGGGTGTTCCTTGCGCCGTCATGGTAGCCAGAGACGCGCCGACCTGCTCAAATGACACACCGAAGGCGGCAGCGGTCGGCGTAACCTGCGCCAGGCTTGCGCCCAGCTCGCCCACGGTGGTGATGCCGAGATTCTGGGTCTGGATCAAAACCTTCTGGACCTTGTCCAGGGCGTCCTCGCCGGTCATGCCGTAGGCGTTCATCGTCTTGGCGGTGGCCGTGAGGGCCGTGTCCACATCGGTGAAGCCGGCGGCTGCCAGTCTGGCGGATTTCTCCAGTGTGAAGCCCAGGTCCTCAGCAGGTACGGAAGCGGACAGTGCGGAATAGGCTGCCTCAGCCAGACCGCTAGAGGCCAGACCGGCTGCGGAGGACAGGCCGAGGACCGTATCCGAGAGCTTTCCAAAGTCCTCATTGGTTCCGGTAAAGAGGGTGGAGACCTTCGCCATGGATGTCTCGAAGGACATGCCGGAGCTTAGGGCCTCCTTCCCCAGGTTGACGACGGCGTCCAGGGCCTTCGTCATTAAGTTTCCAGCGAACACGCCCAGCGCGTTCTTGGCAACGCTGCCGAGTGAGCTGGTGCTTCTCTCCAGCCCGCTCGTGTCCAGCGCGGTGTCGAATTTTAGGGTTCCGTCTGATGCCATGACTCTCTGCCTCCCGTTAGTAGCGCGGAGGGGTTTCCTCCGTTCATAAGTAGGGTAGAGAGGTCACTTTCAAGCTGCTGTCTGTCCTCAGATTGCGGGAGCCGGTAGAGGCGCTTCATGCGCTGGTAGTGCTGCTTTTGTTCCCTCGGAAGTTTGTCCGGGATCTTCATAGTCCGGTATCCGATAATTTTCATAATCTGAGTGTCTTCGGGTAACGCTGTAAACAGCGCTCGAAACTGCCACCAGTGGAGGTTCTGACGCGCCAGGTCCATGTGGTAGGCCTGGAGGAATGCGGCATAGATGTACCCCGCGTCATGCTCGTAAGAGAAGGGCTGCTCGTCGCCGATGTCTCCATCCGCTGCCTCTTCAGAGGGCTCGTTGTCGGTGGTCTCCTCGCCGCAGCGATAAAACCAGAGCAGATAGCCGACCGCCTCCTGGATTGCTTCGGTTCCCTTAAAGCTGACGCCGGGGAAATAGAGCTCCAGAGCTGTCCGGATCTTCTCCGTATCATCAAGATTGGGATCTCGAATCACCTCTTCGAAGAGAATCCCGGTTCGGAAGTCGGTCTCGATCTTGACTGTTTGACCACCGATCACTGCTTCCTCAGGCAGACCGTCGAGCAGCAGGTTCAATGCTTATAGCCTTTTTTCTTGAAGGCTTTGATCTGCTGAACACGCTCACGCTGCGCGCTCTGGCGCTGGGTGTACTTGTTGGTGAAGTCATTGAGCTTTTTCTTCTCGCCCCGAGCCCAATCGGTCAGTGCTTCCACCGCCTTCAGGTGGTTCATGACGTTATGCTCGACCCCTTGGAAGAGTCTGGCGGCAGTGCCTTCGCCGAAAACGTCGTCGAAGTAGGCGTCAATCGTCTTGCACTGTTCCAGGTAACCCTCCGCTACGCTGGCGTACTGCTTGCCTCGGGATGCGATTGTCCTGTCTTGCAGCTTCCTGGTAGCCTCTTCAAAGGGTCCTACAAAGTCCGCGTCCATAAAATCGCCCTGAAGGGTCACGCCGTTGATAATGATATTCATGTTTTCCTCCTCTGGTCAGTGCTTTCCAAAACCAGAGCCCGACCGCACTGTTGATCGGGCTCTGTCTGGCTGCCTCCTGCCTTTCAGGTCAGGCGCACAATGCCAGCTGCTTGCAATTAGGCGTCGTACTTGCCCTTGAAATCCCCTGCTGTGAATTTCTTCGTCACAGTGTCGAACTTACCCTGGATCGGATCTCCGACCGCGTGGAGCGTGCCTGAGATCTGAATCTTAGCGCCGCCTTCTCCCTTGATATCACTGACCTCGTTGGCCACTGTGAACTGCCGTGCTGCGTACTCGGCGGTCTCCGACGAGGGAGTGCCGATCGGATTAAACAGATCCACACGGACGTAGGTCAGCTGGGCAGCGTCTCCTGTCAGATGGTCGCGGCCCATCTTATAGAGCGCATAGACCGCCTTCTGGGAAGGGATTAGCCTGGACTCATACGGGAACTCTGTCTCATATCCCGTAATGTCAGATGATACCGTTACCTCGTTGATGTAGGTCTCGCTGTCTGTCTGAGCTTTGGGGCTCTCGTTCAGAGATGTGAAGCCCGTGCCCATAAGCTCGTAGGTGCCGTCGATCAGCGCGTAGTCCGCGATGGTGTTTCTGAGCAGGGCAGCACGACTGTTGTCAAAAAGTTGAAGATTGAACTTTCTCATGGTTCTCATGCCTCCTTGTGGTAAATAAGTTCCAGTTGTATCTGATACCTGGCGTTCTGCATCGACTCATCGAACAGATAGCCGGAAGACAAAACACTGAGCTGCTCCGCGTGCATCCCCTCCGGGAGCTCCGGGAAGCAGCCGGCAGCATCTTGAGCCTCGACCCATGCGGCGAAGTCCTCATAGAAGGAGCTGTTGGCAATATTCTGGACTCTGTCCATGCCGTAGTATTCCCGGCTGCTGAAGTTGAACTGGTAGCGCCGGTCTGAACTTCCGTCGATATAGGTCTCAATCACCGGAGTGAAGATCCCGATCTCAATCGTGTACTCCTGAGGCTGATCTCCCAGAGCGTCTACCCGGAATACTCCGTCCGCCAGAATAGGACAGGACGAAAAGAAGGCAGTCACGCCTTCGATAATTGACTTGATCACATATCCTCCTCCCTTACGCCTGGTTGATCAGCCGCAGGATCTCTGTCTTATTGGCTGTTTTCATGCGCTCGAACCACATACCGCCGCGCCGGGGATCGTAGCTTCTTGTCCGGGCAGTGCGATAGTATTGTCGCCGAGCGTACGGAACGATGTACTTTACTTCGCCGGACCCGATGACGGTTCCCGTCGTGCCTGATTGCTCCAGTGCGCCATTACGAAAGGGAACGAAGGGAGAGCAGAGGCGCAGCACCTCGCTGTCGATGAGCTCCTGCTTCTTGCTGAGGATGCCGTTGACTCTTGTCAGTGCTCCGGTGTTCCAGGTAATTGTTACGGAGCTACCGTTCGGTCCTTGAGCCGACGCATCTTGTAAATTCCGTACCGGTTTTAGTGCCATATCATTCGCCCCCAATCCGCCAATGCCGGACATCCATCGACCCCCGGATCGTGTTGTCCGCGTATTCCTTCACCGTAATGACGTTCACCAGGCTGCCCCTGGCCAGCTCTTTTAGCTTCCGCTCCTCCACCGGATCGGTGAGCTCGGTCGCACACGCCAGGACGATGTCGCCCTTTTGAATCGTCCAGTGCCCCCTCGCCTCCTCAGCGGTCAGAGCCCGGAAGGCCGTCTCGCTGAGGTAGGTCCTGTCGGCCTGGACCTTCGCGTCGATGGGGATCCGGAGCTTATAGGTAAGGCTCTCGGAGTGGATCCCATCTGTTGAGTGGCCGGAGCTCCTTGATTCGAAGAACGAAGCGCCGGTGATGCAAGTCGGAATGTAGACTTCCCGCCGGTCAGTACTCAGGCGCTTATTGAAGAGCGTGATCGCTGTTTGCACATACATCGCAGGCCCCTCCCGTCTTAACCTTCCGGCTAAGCCATCCGGTCGGCAGCAGATAGAGCCTGACCGCCTCATAGATCTTCTTTCGAAGCGCTTCCTCGGCAGTCTGACCGTCCTGCGCCTCCGGCACATAGGTGACAGAGTAGCCATCGTTGCTCTCGCTTTTTTTACCGGCGCCGCCGGTCTGCCGGTCACTGTTTCGGATCACCTCCGCAGCGGCGCACACCGCCAGCTTAACGCTGCAGCTTTCTGTTGCGAAAATGTCGCCGTTCGCATAGGTAAGGTAGCGGATAGCTGCCTCAGCTTTGGCTTCGGCCCTGGTAAAGTCGGCCTCCGGGATGGCTCCGAAGGTCTGACAATAAAAATCGTAGCTCACATAGCCCATCAGCGCCCCTCCTCTCAAGATTTACCCGCCGATGTCAGCCTCGGCTGGCGCCTTCACCGACGGCTTTCGTGCCGGCTTTCAGAACCGCAAACGGGAAGCGCTTCTTCTTGTCTGTTTTCAGCGCATTCACCGGGTTCGGGATCTCCCAGCCGAGCCTCATAACAGCGCGAAGCGCAACCATGTCGTTCTGCATCAGGTTGTACGCGATCGTGCCGTCCGTGTTCTGAACCACACCTTCGGTGAAGAGCTTGAAGGTGATGTCCTGGCGGATGGAGTACACCAGCTGGCTGAAATCGCCGGAGACCATGAGGGCCTGCCCCTTGTCCCATGCGCCGTTACGCGGGAAGGTCATAGCGGAGCCGTCCAGCGTGTAATTACCGGCCTGCTGCATGGAAGCCAGGAAGAGCGGGCGCTTGTTGGCGTCCACCAGCTCGCGGAGTTCTGCCCTCATGCTGATGTCAGCCAGATGGCCTGACACGAAGAAGCCGGACTCCTCAACCTTGGAAATCACGCCGCTTTTCCCCATGATGTCCTTGTAAAGGTCACCGGTCTGCGTGACGACTGCACCGGCGGTCTCGGCAGAAGGAACAAGCCCGGCTCTCCAATTGGCGGGCTTGCCGGCAGAGAAGAAGATTGCCTCGTCAATGACCTTTCCGAAAGCCTCCTGCACACGAGGACGGATCTCGCCCCAGATGTCGTAGTCGGAGTCATCCAGCACTGCCTCCGGGATCGGAACGATGACAGCGACTTCCTCAGCGTGGAGGATCTTTTTGTCCCACTGCTGCTCGGTGGTTTTCTTCTGTCCTGTGTCGCCGTCCACAAAGTACGCGATCGGCAGAGCATCAAGCACGGGGAGCTTGGTCTGTTGGCTGGTCATGTTGGCCAGGCGGCGCCCCATGGAAAGAGCAGCGGACTGAGCCACCGCCCCCTGAATGATCTCGCGGGCCTGCTCCTCAGGAATAAGGGCCTCGGCGCCGGATCTGTCGATCAGAGTGGCATCTTTGTCAAAAAGCTGAAGATTAAAATATTTTTTCATTGTGTAATTCCTCCTTGTAGGTTGATCAGTATGTGCGCCTGATCGCCTTCCGGATGGCGCTGTTAATGGAGTCATTCGCACCTTGGGCAGAGCCGGAGCTGTGAGATCCGTCCGTCCCGGTTTTGACTCTGTAGGAGCGGCCTCCGGACGCGGTAAAACGCGGATTGTCTTTCAGGTACTTAGCGGCAGCCTTCTCGAAATCCAGCTTGTCGTCCTCCTTCCTGAGGGCGTCGATCTTAAACATGACATAATCCAGATCCTCCTCGCATACGCCCTTGGCGCGGAGAGCATTGCTGTTTTTCAGTGCTGCCAATTCAGCGCGGAGAGCATCACGCTCTTTGGTGAGCTTGCCGGTATCCGGCTTGTCGGCTGCCTGCTTGGCTTTATAGGCCGCGATAGCCTGAGACACCTCGTCCTCACTCATTCCCTGCTGCTTGAAGTAGGACGCGAGGGCTGCTTTCTCAGCTCTCTGTGCTCTGGCGTTCGCGATCTCCTCCGCCTGATCGAAGCTGTAGGAACTTCTTCCGTTCCCGTTGTTCCCGGCGTTCCCTGTCTGGCCGCCGTTGCCAGTCCCGGCTGCTTCGCCCTGGCCGCTGCCGGAGCCTCCCTGACCGCCGTCGTCGAAGAGCTGAAGGTTGAAGTGCTTGTTGATCATGTTTCTATTCCTCCGTTTTTATGGTGTGCGTGAACACGTCCAGCTCATTAAGGCAGAGCCGTCCGGCCATATTAAAAGCGCCCGGGACGATGGGCGCTCATAATATCGTGATCTCGCCGTAGCTGTCGCGAATGTTCTGTATCCCGATCAGCCATGTGTCCAGGAGCGCCCGGCCTTTTTCATTCATCTGCATCCAGCCGATGCGGATGCGACCGTCCCGCTCCTCCGTGTCTATCCTCATGCCCGCCACTGCGCGCAGCCCCTCGATCAATGTGAGGGTCAGCGCAGAGACGGCCGCGCAAACGATGTTATTCCCTGCCGGTACTCCGGCGGGTCTCGCTGCGTGGCCGTCTACTGTCAGACTGCTCTGTGTCATTGTTACAACGATCAAAGCTCTGCCCCCTCAGTCAGCACCATGTCGATACTGTTCTCTGGCATGTTTTGGAGTTCTGTCAGGCAGTCTCCGTTGTATAACTTCATCATGTGTGTGGGTCCTTCTTTCTCTATTTTTCAGCATGAAAAAACCACCTCGCTGTCTCCGGCTTGGTGGTCTTCCTAGTCTTTTCTGTGATGTGGGCAGCTCTCGCATATCTCCGCCCGCTTTTCATTCTCTTGCACCTTCTTAGGCACTGTTCTCAGTGGTGCGACCCCTTCGACGACCATGTGGATGTCGAAGCAGGTGCTGTCGTCGATGGCCTCCTCCATAAGGGGGCATAGCTTAATTTGTTCCATCATCTAATACCTCCAGCATCCTGATGATCTTCTCACCATACTCGTCAGCCTTGAAGGCTGTCTTGATCTCTTTGAGCTGCGTGTCAACGTACACGGAGCCGTTCGGTCCGTAGTAGTTGATGAAGCGGCCGTTCCATCTCTCGGCCTTGAATGTGGCCTCCTGGATGTAGCGCTCGGCCTCGGCTCTGGTCACGCCATGCTCGCGCTCTGCGTTGATGTGCGCCTCGTTGAAGGTGAAGTCCTTCACGTTGATCGGCTGCACGTCGCAGGTGAGCTTGCCGCGGAAGCTGATGGCCTTCGCTTCATTTTTCAGTATAGCGTCCGTGCGCTTGATGTCAAGCTGGTGGAGGTATTCCTGGTAGACCTTCTGGCTCGGTGCGATCCGTCCCCCGGTTCTTCCGGTGTAGACTCGCTCCATCTGCTCCGGCAGCTTCATGGTCCTGCTGAAGCGCTTGTACTCGTCCAACTGGGCCTGATATTTGCAGCGGGCGGTTGTAATGTCATGCGGATCAGCTTCTGCATGTCTGAGAAGCTGCACCTGCTCACGGCGGGCTCTGAGGGCTGTTTCCATCTGCCTCTGCTTCTGAGTGGCCTGGTAGGTCGTGTACTCACGCCCCCGGAACTTGACCGGCGTGTTCTCTCTGGCGTTCATTTCCTTAAGCCACGCATCTGACCAGTTCCGCTGGCTTACACCGGGAACGAAGGAATAATAGTTGTGGTGACAGCTCCAGCCGCAGAGCCCCGGACCGGTCCCCAGGCCGCACTTGCTGGCCAGCTCCTCCTTGGTGTAGATCCGCCCTTGCCAGACCGTGTGGGACGGGCGGGCACCGGGATGCCAGGAGACCTCGAAAAGGTTGGTTCCCAGCCGCTGCGCGTTCATGTCAGTCACGGTTCCGGCCAGCTGGTTGAAACCGGTGAGAAGTGCGCGACGCGCTGCCACATCGATCCTGTTATGCCAGCCGCTCGCGTAGTCGATTCCCCAGTCCCCGCCGTTTTCGGTCTTGAAGGCGTGATCCGTCCTCAGCCCGGATCCGGTCATCCGAGAGACCATACGCCTCACCAGTGTGTTGTAGTCGTAGGCCCCGTTAACCATGCCGGTGATGGCGTCGTCCAGGAAGCTGTTATAAACGTCGGCTAATGGCGTAAATACCTTTCCCTTGCTGCCCCCCATATCGATCATGAACCCGGCGCTTTTCGTGATGTTATAGAGCTCCGCGGTGGACTGATCCACCAAGGCGTCCGTGATCTGCTGCAGCTCCGGGTTCTGCTCGTAGGGGATAAAGTCCTTGCCGGCCTTCTCGTAGAGCTCCTTATCGCGGGTGTATTCCCGCTCGATGACTTCCGCATAGAGGCGCCGGACCTCTTCCTCGTTCCCCCGGACCGCTTTCCGGAGCATGTCCTCGATTTCCCGGGCGCTTGTTCCCAGGATCCGAAGCCGGTTGATCTGCCAGTCGGCTGAATCGGTGATCGCCCCGGCCTTCCGGATCCTTCGGACGATGTCCTCCATGATCTCCATCTCCATCTGCCGGTATTTCTTTTCGATCCCCGCAGCCAGCAGGCTGCTGTAGCTCTCGTCCATGTTACATCAAGATCCCGCCCGACTGGTCCGGGATCTTTGAGGCAGCAACCTCCACAGTCTCGCCGTACCACTTGGCGCGGTACTCCGCCGGGCTCATGACGCCCATGGCCACATCCTGACGGTCCTCCTGCCTCTCTGTCTGCTTGTCTTCGATGATGGAGTCGTCGAAATCGATGGTGATGTCAGTATCCGGAGTAAGATCCGGCACATTGGCCGTCTGCCCCAGCCGGATAATGCAGCGGATCAGTTCCTTCAGCGCGTTCTCCAGAATGATCTCGTGCTTGCAGATCGTTCGATACATGTCAGAGCTCTCGCTGATCACCTGGGTAGCTGTCACAACGCTGCCGCGCTCGAATCGGTAATACTGGGTTCCGAATCCGCACTTGAAGCTGAGCAGGTTCAGGTCGTTGTTGATGGCCTGCTCATGCTCTGAAACCCTAAGCGCCATGTTAACCTCGTGCATGGCTTCCCTGGTGTCCTTGAAGTAGTCCTCCGGCAGCTGGTAGAACACGCTGTCATCCGGGTCGAAAACCTGAGAGCCGTTGACATCCGTCAACATCTCCGGTGCGACGAAGATCCTCTTCCTGCCGAGCGTGAACTCGTTCGCGTAGCTGTCATACTCCAGATCAAGCTTGGCCAGCGTGTCCACGCTGTTGGCGAAGAGGCTGATTCCCATCGGGCTGCTGTCGTCCTCATCCACGTTATTAGCAATGTTAAGCTTGTCGATCACGAACTGAGGCTGGTCGGATCCTGTCTCCACACGGGCGGCCAGACCCTCGAAGTGGGGGATCTCGTTCCATTCCTCCGGCGTCAGCTCCCTGCCGGACCCGGAAGAGCAGAGGACTACGCTGTTTTCAATGACGTACTGCAAGCCCAGATCCTCGCCGTTCGCCCCTTTCCGGGGCTCTAATTTGTGGTGCTGGAACTGGGCATACTTCTTGCGCTTGTAGGTTTTCTCAAAAACGAATATCACCTCTGTGATCCGGCTGTTCTCCCAGGCTGTGGGAAAGATGTTTTTCGCCACAACATAGTCCAGCTTCACATCAGCAGAGATCACACGCCCGTCCTCATCCAGCTCCATGCCGGTGAGATAGGGGACATAGGCCACGGTGCCGCAGGCTGCCTTGCGCTCCTGGTACTCGTTGCCCCGCACGGTAAAGTTGGCTGCTTCCAGAACCGCCTTCACAAAGGCGTCCGTCGCCTGATCCTCGATCGTAATCTTGACTTTCTCGTTTAGAAGCAGATCACTGATGTCTTCACAGAGCTTCTTTGCCATGCTCAGGCTCTTTCTTCGGCAGCGCTCGTAACGGCTGGCACCGTGGTAGACCCGGTATTGGTGGAATCTCTTCACGTTTGACCGGTACCAGCTGTCCCACATGTCAATCTTGCTGTAGAAGGAGCTATCCAAGGTGTCAATTCCCTTTTTCTTGAAATACTCAAAAATATTCATGTCAGACTGTTCCCTCCGCTTCTTCGTTCTCCTCCTCTTTGTCCTGCACCGGGAGGTAATGCTTTAGCTTCGACCAAAGCCCCATAACCAGGTAGCGAATCGCGTCCATGCAGTGATCGTCCGTCTTGACCGGTTTCTCCCGGCCTTGCTCGATGCTTTTTCTGTCGTATTCATAGAGTCCGAACTCCCTCTGAGCGTTCTCTTGCCCCGGAGAGATTGTGAGCATCCCGAAGGTGAGGAGCTTCTGCACTCTGGAGATTCCCAGAGCGACGTCGTTCTGAGCATCCCGCAGCCGTACGCTGTAGCTGCAGCTGCGGACCGCCCGCTTGATCTCTTCAGCCAGACCGGCAGCGGACGGATCAATGAAGACGTAGAAGCTGCTGCAGCGGTACGCCTTGTGCAGACTGTCCAGAAAGCCCACGAAATCCTCCGCGTACTTGCTCGGGCTCTTCTGGACCCCGGACTCCCTGCCGCTGTGGTAATACTCTGCAAGCCCTTCCAGCCGGTGCGCAGTCATATTGAGACCGGCTGCCTGGTAAGTGGTGGCGTTCTGCTGACCGTAGTCGACGCCCACGCCAATCAGCGGGAAGGCGTCCTCCCTTGTCCTCACAACATTCTTACTGCCGAACATGTAGTAAATCAGTTCGTCCACGCCGATGGGCTGACCCAGCCAGAGCCAGCGCCATTGCCGCTCGTCGATCTGCTTTAGCATCTCAGCAGACTCCAGGAGCTTCCTCCCGATCCATGCCTCCGGCACGTCTCTGTAATCCACGTGAACGTGAACGCAGTCAGGGCGTTGCTCCATCTTGCGCGTCCACTGAACGACCGGCGCGTTCGGATTCTTCGGCGGGTTGTAGAGATAGAGCATCTGGAAGCCCTCGTCGTTGCCTCTGATGAAGGTCGCCTCAATGTTCTGAAGCTCGTCCTCGCCCTCGCCCTGCTCAAAGAACTCATTCACCTCGTCGATCATAACCAGCTTAATCGGCTTGCTCTCGTCAATGATTCCCTTGGTGTCGTCAATGCTGTCGGATCCGGTGAAATAAATCGTGTTCCCGTTTTCCAGGAACGTGACCTCCATCGGGCTCACACTGATCTTGAAGAAATGCTCATCAAGCCCCAGCCTCTTGATCGCTCTCTTGATTTCTTTGTACACGGTCTTCCGGAGCTTGTTATGCCTCTTTCGGATGACGACGGCGCTGCCGTCTGCTTCCTGCACAATTTTGAATACTGTCTCAATCGCTGCCTCCGAGGACTTGGTCCCGGCTCGGCCGGAGGTCAGGATCTTGTGGGTGTGCTCTTCATCGTTGAACGCATCCCAGAACTTTGGAATGATCAGATCACTGATCCGGATCTCGTCGTTTTGTGTCATTGATAATTGTCACCCGTCTGATTCCCTCGGCGCTGCCTCCGATCTCTGCCCGCAGAAGCTCGAGCCGGAGCTTCTGCTCTTCGGTGACCATCTCACCGCGTCCTTGCAGCATCTCAGTGTACTGTTTGATCAGCCCCCGGAGGGTATCCATCGCTCGCGATTGAGCCTTCATGAAGTTAGCCTGCTTGTCCCAGGCCTGCTGCACCTCCCAGCGCTCGCCGATGACGTTCCCGTCCTTCTCCTCGATCCTCTCAATCGTCTTGTCCTGCTGATCCTTGACATAGGCGATTTTCTGCGCCCGGATAATGGCCGTGTAGGAGAATCGGATCTGATCCCAGAGAAGGTCTAACGGATCTGCGTTCGCGATCTCTCCGAAGATCTCCAGAGTCTCCCCCGGCAGGTACTTGTTATAAAAGCCGAACTTCTCAGCCCGCCGGTTCCCCTTCGGCGCTGCTCGGTTCCTGTTGCCCGGCTGCCCGCCGCGCTTTCGAACGCTCGGCTTTTTCGAACGTTCGCCTTTCTTGTCGCCCCAGCTATAGGTGCACTTCCACCGGCGGACCGTTCCCTCCGGGACTTCAAGCTGCCTGGCGATCTCCACGAGCTTCAGACCTTGTCTGTACAATGCCAGGGCCTCGTCCGCCTTCACGTTCCTCGCCCTCGGCACGACTTCACCTCCTCGCCGTATTCGGTGTTTTGGGTAACAGAAAGGAGCAGGCGACTCCTCACCTGCTCCCGTGTGTTCCACGTTATCATAATACCACATTCATTTTTGCAATGTTTGCCGACTTTACTGAAACGCTTCCGGCGCGTTCCACGCTATCATAATACCACACTCATCTTTGCAATGTTTGCCGACTTTGCTGAAACGCTTCCGGTGCCTCCCCCGGTCCTCCTAAAATATTCCCCAGATGAATGACCCCCTGCTTCCGAAAGTGGTACGTCCTCCGGATGCTGTAGTTGATGATCCTGGCCACTTGAACCATCGGCACATGACCGATGAAAAACTCAGTCAGGACGGTCTTCTCGTTGTCATCCGGAAGTTGCTCAATGGCGTCGCCGATCTCAATGATCAGCAGAGCCTTTTCCTGCTTCAGCCGCTCGATCTGCCCCTCCAGATCCACTATTTTGCAGATAATCTCGCCGGTCCTGTCGGAAGGAGCCGCCCGGGCGCAATCCTTGTCGTACCGGATCGCCTTGACGCCCATGCAGCTCCTCAGCTCCTCACACCGCAGCAGCTTCCGCTTGATGGCGTACTCCTTCTTTCGGATCTGCAGCAGGTAACTATAGGTTTCTTGCAGGTTCATCGGCATGACTCCCTTCTTCCAGCAGTTCTTCCAGAGAGAACACGGGCAGGCCCATGGCCATCGCGTAGCCCAGCTCCCTGTTGGCTCCCCTGCTGTCTTTCCATCCCGGCAGCTGGACCAGGTAGTCAGCCATTGAGAGCAGCTTCAGGTCGATCGCCATGATTTTTTCATGGCTTAGCTCTTCGAGCGGAACAGCCCAATCCAGCGCTGCCGGGTTAATCACGTCGCGGCCCTCGCGGGCGAGCGCCTCCGCTGCCTGTGAAAACTGCTGCTCGTAGTTGGGATTGCCCGTTATCGGGCCGCTAAGATATCCGATCATCTGTATGTCCTCCCGGTTTTCTGATCCTTCAGGTAAATTCTGTTTGTGATCTCGTATCCGGCCAGAGCTGCCACGGCCTTGAATGTTCTGATCAGCTCGCTGACCTGCTCCGGCGCCTTGCTTGCCCCCCTGACGGCCTGTTCAGCTGTCGGGTCCTGATAACCTTCTACGTTCACTTGCCCCTCCTTTCCTTGAGCGCCGCCAATAGAGCGGCTTGGTCTGTATTCTTGTTCCGGAGTGCAGCCATGACGTCCTCATCAACCGTACCCTCAGCGATCAGGTGATGAATGATCACCGGCTTTTCCTGCCCCTGCCGGTATAGCCTGGCGTTGGCCTGCTGGTAGAGCTCCAGGCTCCAGGTGAGCCCGTACCAGACGATCACATGGCCGCCATCCTGGAGATTGAGACCGTAACCGACACTGGCGGGATGCGCCAGGAGCACCCGGACCTTTCCCCCGTTCCAGTCGGCGATATCCTCCTCCGTCTCCAGGACCCTCGCCCCCTTGATCCTGCTCCGGATGGCAGTGAGATCGTGCTTGTAGCTGTAGAAGACCAGCACCGGGCTGTCTGTCGTGTCGACGATCTCGGCCAGAGCCTCCAGCTTCGCTTCGTGGATCTTCACGGTCTTGCCCTCGGTCGTGTAGACGCTGCCGTTCGCAATCTGGAGGAGCTTGGTCATGACAGCGGCCGCGTTCAGCGCCGTGATGTCGTCCCCCTCAATCCGGAGGAGCTGGTCGCGCTCCATGCGCTTGTATGCTTCCGTCTCCTCCGGAGAGAGCCGCACCGGGATCACGTTATCAATCCTTTTTGGCATTGTCAGGTAGTCGGCTGCGCTCATGCTGATGCAGATGTCGTTAATCTTGTCCTCGATTTCCCTCTGCGCGTTTCGGAAAGGCTCCCACTTGTAAACAACATAGCCGTTCCGTGCTCCCGGTCGAAAGTATTTTTCCCGGTAGGCGCCCAGCGTATTGCCCAGGCGCTCGCCCTGATCCAGCAGATAGATCTCAGCCCAGAGATCCATAAGCCCGTTGGGCGAAGGCGTGCCGGTCAGACCGACGACTCGGTCTACCAGCGGCATGACCTTCCGGAGCGCCCGGAAGCGTTTCGCTTGCGGATTCTTGAAGCTGGAGAGCTCATCGATCACGATCATGTCGAATGGCCACCTCCGGAGGTGCTGATAGTATTTGATCAGCCAGACCACATTGTCCCGACCGGTCACATAGACGTCGGCTTCAGCCTCCAGCGCCCGGATCCGCTGCCGCGCACTGCCCAGCACCTTAGAGATTCGGAGGGCCTTCAGATGGTCCCACTTGGCGTGCTCTCTGGTCCAGGTATCCTCGGCCACCCGCTTCGGGGCGATGACCAGGACGCGGGAGACCTGGAAACGGTCATACATAAGCTCCTGAATCGCTGTCATCGTGATCACCGTCTTGCCCATGCCCATCGAAAGAAACAGGCCCAGACGCGGCTTCTTGATTACAAGATCAATCATTCTTTTTTGATAGTCATGCGCCTTAAATTCCATTTTCTGCCACCTCTTCGATGAAGCTCCGGGCCTCATCCATTCCTCTGATTGTCCGGACGTTGCAGCCCGACTCAGCGAGTCGGCCTTGTTGCCAGACCTGGAGAGGCGAGAGCCTGCCCCCGTCAGCTTTCAGTTCGATGAAGTAAATCCGCCCTCCGGGAAGAACAGCGATGCGGTCAGGCACTCCATCATTCCCGGGGCTGGTGAACTTAAATGCCCGCCCGCCCATGCTCTCGATCTGGCGCCGGATCCATTTTTCTAGGTCTCGTTCTCTCATGCGTACCTCCCTGTGACAAGTTCGAAAAATTTTAGCCGTCTTATATACGCGTATGCGCCCTCGCGCGCGTATGCGCGTGTGTATGATATTTTTTTAATAAATAAATATATATATATAAAATAGTTGTCACACTTGTCACACGATACCGCCAAGCCCCTGTTTTCAATGGTTTCACAGCTGTGACATCTTTGTGACAACGCCCGGGACAAGTTGCCTTGTCACAGAGTTCGCGCTTGTGAATGCCTGTGACAAGTCGTCCTTGTGACAAGTCTCAGTGTGACAACTTTCTTGTGTATGGCCGCTGCAGACCGTAACCTTCAATCCGCTTCCGATTGCCGGTTCTTTCCCATTCTGTGAGCCTCGCCATGATGGCCGCGATCTCGTATCCGTCCTGGCGCTTCCATGTGTTTTTTGGACGCCCAAGGCACTCGCAGAAGATCTCTTTCGCGCAGACTTTCATCCGCTGCATGGTGCCTTCCTGCCGCTTCGGATCCAGGACGTCGCGCTGCTGGAAGTAGTCCACGCGCTTGCTCAGGTCCCAGCTGTACCAGTCCTCCGGAAGAAGAGTATTGAGATATTCAATAACCTCACCCTCGCGGTCGTCGTATTCGAGCGCCGCCTGCTGAGCCTTGGCTGCTTCTTTTTCCATTTCTGCATCCAGGAAGCTGTCCTCGCCCTCGGCCACGAAGATCATGGCCTCAGCCCAGATCTGTGCCCGGGTCTCCTCGGACATATCCCAGACGGACAGAGCTCCGTTGCCTTCGACTGTCACGGGCCAGAAGCGCCGGTTTCCGGTGGTATCTCTCAGGAAGCCGGTGGTGCTGTTGGTGGTTCCGCAGATGATCGCCGTCCTCGGATGCCTCTCAACCACTCGGCCATAGGCTGCGCGGTAGGCGTCATCCTGGCGGCTCAGAAATCCCTTAACGATGTCAATGTCCGCCTTCCTGGTGCCTTGCATCTCACCGATCTCCATGATCCACTTGCCTTGGAGCTTCTCCGCTGCGGTCTTGTCCCTGGTGTCGGCTAGGCTTAAAGAGTCATCAAACCACTCGCCGCCCAGCTTCCGGAGCAAGGTGCTCTTTCCGATGCCGGTAGGGCCGTCGAGCACGAGCATGGTATCAAACTTGCAGCCGGGCTGAAGCACACGTTGAACAGCTCCGACGAGGGTCTTTCGGGTCACGGCCCGGACGTAGGGCGTGTCCTCCGCGCCCAGATAGTCCACCAGCAGCGTGCCCACCCTTGGAACGTTGTCCCACTCCGGCAGATCTCTCAGATAGTCCCGCAGTGGGTTGAAGCGGCGGTCGTCGGCCACTTTGGTCAGGGCTGTGACGACGGCCGAGTTGGTGAAGCGGGACTGGTAGACTCTGTTCATGTATACCAGGAGCTGTGCGTCGTCGGCGTCTCTCCAGGTTCCGCCCTCAGGGCTCCATGGCAGCGGCCCGATCTTTTCGATAGCCTGCTTCAGATCGTTGTACGCGATATTCTGGAGGCCTTCATCATGCTGCACGATCAGCACGGCATTGACGAGAGTCGGGCAGACCTCCATCTTGGCATTGCGCTCCAGCAGAAGGGCCCAGTCTTCCGGAGACTCCTCCAGCTGAGCGAACTCTTGGCGAGCGTTCGCTGCCTGCTCACTTGCGACTGTTCGCTTGCAGCCCGGGTCCTCTCTGGCCATCTCGCTCATCGCCTTGAAGCTTGGCGCGTCCTTGCCGCTCTTGTCCTCATGGCCGTCGTCTAGGTGGCCGAACTTGTGGATCCTTACCAGGTCGAACGCGTTGCAGAGCTGCCCGCCGGCCGGATCCGTGCTGTGATTCGAGTAGGCGAAAAGCTCGTTGTCGTAGACCACGAGACCCGCGGCCGTTGAGCCTGCCGCGTAGGTGTAGCGATTCGCTTTGTCTGTGGGTGTATAGATGTCCGGCAGGAACTTGGCGATTGCCTCCGTGACGTTGTACGTCCGGCAGAAGGCGCCGACGATTCCCTTCTTCTCCAAGGGATCTCCCTGCCTGTCAGCCCGGCGCTTCCGGATCCCGGTCATTCTGGAGGACTCCGGCCAGAAGCTGGTGTCCGTCCAGTCCGGGTATTCTGATAGGATGCTGTCGGCCTTCAGGAATGGGGCATCGTAGTACCGGAAGAAGGGCTCGACATCGGCACTGTTGCTTGGCCAATACATGAGGCGCGTCGGTTGGAAGGTGGAGTCGTCGAAGAAGTCGATGCCGATCTTCTCCGCGATCTTACGGGCAATCGCTTCGTATTCATCCGGAGAGACCTCCCGGTCCAGCGGCATGATCAGACGGAAGCGCGGCGTGCCCTTACTGTGTTTGTGGGTCGAATAGACCGCCAGGGCGCACTCGATCTCCAGATTGTTCATGAGGCCGTCCCAGAAGTCAGTGGGAGGGAAGTCCAGATCCAGTGTGAGTATCTGGCGGGAGAGTACCATGCCTGTTTTACGGCGTCCGTCCTTTAAATGCCCGCCGACGAAGCCCCCGATATCCTTGATCCGATCCTGCTGCTCCTTCGACATTTTCATGTATTCGGCGTGGGTCTCCAGAGTCTCCGCAGACTTCGAAAGCATCAGCAGCAGGGTGGACCAATGGATGGTCTTGTTTTTCCATGCTGTTTCAAAGCGGCTCCTGCCGGTGGAGATCAGCAGCTCTCCGTTGTTCTGTATTTGTAAGTGTGAGTCGGCCAGGCGTAGGATATCAGCCTTGTTTGTTCTGTTCGTCATAGAGTACCTCGGCATTCTTCTCTAACCTCTCGGCTTGTTTCTTGGCATTGGCAAACTTTTGCTTGCAGATGCGGTAAGTGTTAAGCGCGTCGCGCTGCTTTTTCTTCATAGCCCTCAGCTGGACTTTCCAGTCTTTGAGCTGCTCCTGGTAACTATTCCAATACTTAGTCGTGCACTCGATTGAACAGGTGAGCTTCTCGATCTCCGGCTGCAGCTCCTCCGCCCTGGTATACGAATTTACGCACTGATTCGCCCAGCTCGCCCGGCTGTTCAGAAGAGCTGCGGCGCTTTGAGTGCAGTACTGAATGATGGCATACAGCAGCTTGTCCCGGCGCTCATGGTCTTCATTAATCATTTTGAGCAGTTTCCGGAGTCGGGTTGTGTTGGTCGGGAAGAACTCGTCCAGCACGATGGTCGCGTGACCGTTGCTTTCGCTGAAGGTAAAAGAGATCGTATTTTCCATTGGCTCCTCCTTGCTTTATGTCAGGCTAATAGAAATACCGGGCGAACGCCAATAGACATGGAAGCGTCGTCGCATTCCGCATTATTTTCGCCGTCGACATAGGCGAAAAGGGAAGCGGAATCCTCAACTTTGTTCTGTAACCAGTACCATTCCCATATACCTGTCTCCGAACCTTGAAAAGCGATACGCTCACGGCGGTTCTCCATACCGTAGAAACGTCTTACAGATACAGGCTCGTCCTTACCGCAAGGGTTATCTCCGAAGATTTCACGCTCAGTAGGAATGCGAAGCATATCAAAGCAGTTCGTCTGACCTACTCGCATACCAACCATGCGACCCTTGATTTCCTCCGGGAAGCTCTCGAAGATTTCTCCGTTCAGCTTCTTGCGAAGGTCGGAATGTTCGTAGTCAACCTTTTCGGCACTGCCTGGATTCTCGAACATTTTCTGCTCGTCCTTTAGACAATCCACGGTCATAAACAGCATACCGTTCGGAGTCTCAAGAACTGCTTTTGCCTTAACATCCTCCCCGGTAGTAAGCGTGAAAGAGATAACATCGCCCAGCTCAAACTGTTCCGTTTCAATCGTTGTGCTTCTCGTTACTTTCACTGTGCATCCTCCTTAATCTTTCTTGTAGAATGGCGTCTCGTAGGTGTCGCCCTTCAGCGGCAGACCCTCCGCCCAGTCGATGGGCTGGCTCATTATGTCATTGATGATAGCCGGAGCCTCGGTGTCTTCGTTCGGCACGTCGACGATCATCTCGTCGTGGACGTGCATCACGATCTTGTAGCCCAGCTCGCTCACCCGTGTCATGGCCACGGCCAGGCAGTCCCTCGCGGTCGCTTGGACGATGTTCTCGACCAGCTTCCCGCCGTAAGTCTCTGTCTCTCCCCACTGCCTGGTCTCTTGGTTCACGCCCATGTAGACAATCGACTCGCGCCCACTGTACGGGTCAGGCTTCAGTCTGGTTCCCCAGTAGCAGAGCATCCGGCCACTCGGCAGCTTGACGAAGAGATTACCGTTGATGTAGCGGAAGGCGATTCCATGTCTGATCCGGACGGTCCGGTGCTCCTTGATCGCAGTTTTAGCAGCCAGCTCGCAGGTCCTCCAGAGCTTCGGGATCATCGGGTTAGCAGCCCTCCAGGCGTCCACGACGGCCTGCAGCTCCTCCTCCGGGATTGATCCGCCCTTGTCCATGCGCTTCATGGCTCCAATGCCTCCCTGATAGCCGCAGGCCAGCTCAGCAACTTTTCCCTTCTGTCTCAGGTGACCGTTCTCGCCGTGCTTGACGACCGGCACCTTGTACATCTGGCTGGCCGTCTCACAATAGATGTCTTTTCCGTTCCGGAAGGCCTGCAGGCGCCATTCCTCGCCGCTGATCCAGCTGATCACCCGGGCCTCGATCGCTGAAAAGTCTGAGACGATGAAGCGGCAGCCGTCCGAAGGAATGAAGGCTGTCCGGATCAGCTCGGAGAAGATGAAGGCTGCCTCCCCGAAGAGGGCCTGGAGCGTGTCAAAATCTCCGGCAGCGGCAAGCTCTCTGGCCAGATCGAGATCCGGCAGCGAGTTCTTCGCCAGGTTGTGCGTCTGCACCAGTCGTCCTGCCCAGCGCCCGGAGCGATTGGCCCCGTAGAACTGGAGGATCCCGCGAAGACGGTGGTCCCGGCTGACAGCTGTCAGCATTGTGCTGTACTTGGCCACACTGGTCTTGCCGAGGGCCGTCCGGAGCTCCAGCATTCTCCGGACCTTTTCCGGAGGGTTCCCGGCCAAGGCTTCCGCGATGGTGTCTTTCGTGATGCTTGTCATCCTGACGCCTTGACGGACCAGCCATTGTTTCAGCTGAGCCAGGCTGTTCGGGTTCGTGAGGCCTGTGATGGTCTGAGCCTCTTCTTGCAGCTCCCTGCGTCTCTGGTTGTCATACTCGACGATTTTCTCAACCATGGGGATATCCAGATTCACGCCGTTGTCGTTCATGTGCTGATCCAGCGACCAGAGCGCCTGTTCTGAGTCCGGGATCTTGTAGACCGCCAACCTCTTCAGGATCTCTTGTTCCGTGATGACGTCCTGCCGGTTGTATGCGATGAAGAGCTTCCACTTCTCCGGATCGTGCGCCGGCAGGTTCCGCGTCCGCTGCCCGTTCGTCCGTGTCGGCTTGCAGGGCTTAGAGAAGAATTGAATCAGGGCTTTGCCCTGCGGGTCCTTTAGTTTGTCCTCCGGAAGTCCCAGCGCCATGCCCGCGCCCTTCAGATTGCCCGGCAGCCCCATCGTGAGAGCCTTGACCATCGTGCAGCGCCACTCCTCCGGCGGCATGTCAGCGCCGATCCACTTAGCCAGACACGTCCTCTCGAAGTTCGCGTTGAAGGCTGTCTTGACGATGGTCGGGTCGGTGAGCGCCTGGCGGAACTCATAGAGCTCTTCGTTGAAGTCCCGATCGACTGCCAGCGTGTCGATCACATGGACTTCGTCCTCGTCGTCGTACTTGTAGCCGATCAGCAGGATGTCAAAGTCGGGCGCCTCCGTGTAAGCGTAGACGCCCGACTTGATCAGATCCACGGAGCTGTAGGTCTCTATATCCACACCCATGACTCTGTGCATCTGTCTCCTCCTTCCTTAGAAATCGTCCTCAAAGTCGTCGCAAAAGTCGGACTCGGCAGAAGCACGAGCGGCGCCCAAGCGGTCCCCGTCCTTAAGCTTCTGGATGTTATTCAGCCCCACGCCTACGCCCTTGTTTCCGTTGGTGTTGAATGCGTAAAAGCTGATGGAAGCGCGCCCCCAGCAGCCGGAGTAGACCTCCTCCGGATCCAGGATCTCGTTCCGATTCTCGTCGACGACGCCAGGCTTCTCTGTGCCGTTGGCGTTTAGGAAGTACATGCCCTCGTACTCCGGGGCCTCCGCGGCTCTTTCGTCGTCTCCGTCACGGAGCGGGAGCTTCAGATTCCCAGGCTTTTTTCCGCCCCACTTGGAGGCGATGCCTTCCTGGATGACCTCCTCGATGGCTGCCTTGATCTTTTTGATCGTGGTCTTGTCCTCCTTCGGGATCAGCAGGCACACGCTGTACTTGGCGTCCTGCCCAGCCTGAAAGGCGCGGCTCTTGAAGATGTTGACATAGCTGAAACGAACTTTTCCGGTGATAACTTTTGTACTCATGATGAAATCCTCCTTACATTGTCTGTGTTGCGAAGTCGGCCTTTGCGGCCGCTGTCGAGTTGATTGCTTCGCGCCTGTCGTTCTCCGGAACGAGGACGGGCTTGCCCGCCGGTTTGATCAGCAGGTCGCCCAGCGTTTCCGTGAGCTTTTTCTTGCCTACGAGCTTTTCCATGGCGGTGATGCCGTAGAGCTTTCGCTCGTAGAGCATCGCCTCCTTGTAGCCGGCGGCCATGAGCTTCTCGGCTACTTTGATGTCGTCTGCGTACTTGCGGATCGACCTGCCCTCGACCAGCTTCCAGCCGTCGAATTGCTTCCCCGCAATAGCCTGCTCCAGCGCCCATCTCTGGACGTCCTCGACCCACCTCTTCACGGCGTCGGCACGCTCCAGGACATCGCCCATCTCCTCGTCAGTGAGGAGCGAGGGGTCCTTGAAGTCATTTTTCGCGATCTCCTGGCTGTGCTCGGCATGCTTCCGGCAGGTTGCCTTTGCCGGGCACCAGCGACACCAGTCGCCCACGGCCAGATAGTCGGTGCCTTCCACTGCCATAGTGGCGCGGGGCACGACTTCTTCCTCAGCCCAGAGCAGCAATTCATTGAGCGGCGTCACCTCAGTGCTGACATGATCGAGGCGCGGCTGGATGATGGTGTAGCGGACGGTCTCGAAGTCGTAGAGATCTCCAAAAAGGGCGGAAGCACCCAGGCCATAGAGCCTCAGCTGAGCATTGCGCCGGGCGCTGACCTTGACGCCCTTTCCGTATTTAAGGTCGATGACTTCGATCGTGCTGCCGCCGATCACGACGGCGTCACTGGTTCCGAAGGAATCTGGAACCCACTTGTCGAGGCTAAAGTGCTGCTCAATCATGAGCTCGGCGTCAGCTCCGGCAGCGGCCAGGTGCTCGATCACCGTGTCCGCATAGAAGTCGGTGGCTTCGTCCACTTCTCCGCACCAGTACTCGCTTTCCTTAAGTTTTGCCAGTTCTTTCTCGTACTGCTTCGGCGGAAGCTCCCCGATGCTCCTCCAAAGTTTCAGCTCCGCAACTGCATGAGCATGTGTGCCTTCGTCGGCGTACACACTGGATGGGAGAGGAGGGAGCTGCTCCGCCAGGGCGACGGAGCCGGGGCAGTGAAGCCACCGGTCCGCGCTGCTGGGCGAAAGTCTGGCGTGCTTACGCGGCATCGAGAGCCTCCTTTGCCTTATCCATGAGAGCCGGCAGATCGGAGAGCTCGACATCCGTCAGCTTCTCAACACCGAAGCTCCGGATCAGTTCGCTGGCTGTGTTTTTTCCGGTCTTCTTGTTAAGCTGTGCTAAGGTCTTTCGGACCTCCACGCGGAAGTCTTCGGAGACTTCTGTCTTCTCCGGGGCCTTCTCAGGCTGTCTGACGTTCTCGCCCTGAGGCTTTTTCGCTTCCTTCGGGTTCTTCTTAGCCTTCGGCGTTTCGTCGCGCTGAGGGGTTTCTGCGGCCTCCTGAGCGGGAGCCGACGGACTTCCCACGTCAATGATGTGGCTTCTGAACTCCTCAAGAGAATCAAAGGTGATGGTAAGTTTCATTTGTGCATGTCCTCCTTTAGTGGTATATTATTGAGTGTATGTCCTTGGACTCTGGCTGTAACGGTTAGGGTCCTTTTCCTTTTCTCCCCCTCAACGCATCGACCCCAACAAAATCACCGCTATTGGAACCGTAATCGAAAGTAAGATATTCACAACCAAAAGAAATGTGTTATCCTCATCGGCTCTTTTCAGTTCCCGCTTCAAGCGCCGTATCTCACGGTCGCAGTAGTCCGCTGCAGTGATCACTGCTATAAACTCTTTTTCCATTGTGTTTCCCCTCTCCATTAATCGGCATCGACTTGCTTATCCCTCTTTCACGATCTCTACTGTTCTATATTTAATTTCTTGTTCCCGCTTCTCCTCGCGTTCGTAAACTTCAAAACCATAGCCATACTTGAGCTTTACATCCATCAGCCTTGCAAGCTCATTCATGTATTCTTCAACGCAGCCCATCCTTCCCAAGTTCCAGTTGAGAACTTCTTTGTTCTCCTCTGCGTAGCTCAAAGCAACCGATTTAGAATAGCGGTTAAAATCGTCAGCCATCTGTTTAAGCATCAATTCTATATATTCCTTCATATTTGCCTCCTTCACTTCATTCTTGTCCGGTTCAATTCGTACCTGCGGTCAAAGCGTGATGACTCTTTGCTTGGGCAGCTCTCGACGCTTTGGACGTGCGTCGGGCCTGCCGCCGGCCTGATTATGCAGCCAATCGGCGGACTGACCATTTTGTGTGTCCTCCAGGCTCTTCAGGATTGCTTCATATGCGGCCGTGGCCAGCATCGTGAGATCCGGAGCTGTGTTGGTTCTCGCCATGTGGCGCCTCCTTTCTTTCGTTTCTTTGCTTTAGTGATGGCCATCTTGATGTCTGCGATCTTGTTCGCAGTCAGAGCGCTTTCGCGGTCATAGCCATGTATGTGGTGCCGGTTCTTGACGCCGTGCTGGGCTCTGGTTTCCAGGATCAGGTTGTCGATCCGCCAATCTGTGGTATCGCCGTTCGCGAATGCTACTATGTATCCGTCCGGCACCGGACCGTTGTGGCGCTCCCATTCCAACACGTGCTTCATTCTCCATACGTTAGGCTGTTCGACCTTCTCCCAGTAATAGGGTCCGATGGCTCCGCCGCGTCTCAGCCGCACAGTTCCGATCGGTACGCCGCCGTTGTGTGGTATATTTCCGGGTTTGAACTGTGTCTTCCGGCAGTTCTTTTGCCTTTCCGGACTCATGAAATCGTCCCAGGTCTTTCCCTTGTTAAAAGGCTCGCTGCCCTTCTCGAACCGCCCGGTCAGTCCGCTGTTGAGCTTGTTCCTTTGGTAGTAGCCCTTTATCTGCGCTTTGGTGAAGCTGGTGCCGAAGCGCTCATTGACCAGGTCGGTCATGGCCTTGGAGCCGACGCCCTTGTGGTGCTCCAGGATAAAGGCATCCTGCTCCGGTGTGGTGATCCTTAGCTCCGGACGCTTACGGCCCTTCCTGGGCGCTGGATGGATCTTATGGCGGGTGAAGAGCCCCCTCATTTGCCCGTGGGACAGCTCGATACCAAAACGCTGGTTGACGCGCTGCCGCATGTCTGCGAGGCTCCCCTCGTGGCTGTGTCTTCGGATAAAGTCGATGATCTCGTCCGGGTACTTCCAGATCATGCTTTTAGCCATCGGCTCCTCCTTTATTCAAGCCCTTCCGTCTTGGTGCGTGACTCCAGCATGCACGGGACGTTCCGGTGCTCGCTGTTGTAGCCGTATTCATCCATGTGGACCATGGTCTTGAATGCGAGCTCGCCATTCTCAATGATCTGGGTGGCGATTTTCGTCATGCCGTCCGCCCGCTTCAGCTCTCTATCAAGCTGCTCGTCGGTCAGGTCCTCGTCATTGAGGCGCTCCAATTGCTCGAACAGATGGTTGTTCAGGTCTTGCAGTGTGTTTTTCATGTGTGTCCTCCCTGGTTTTCATCGCCCTCACTCTTTTCAGTTGTGCGTTTTATTTATGCCGGCGTTACTGCTTTGGCTGCATCGTCAATGGCTTTTTGTGCTTCCATTCCGGACATGAACGAGTTTGTCATCATTATGACGATGGTTCTCTTTTCTTCTGAAATGTTCGCGAGGGTTGCTGCCATCTTCTCAGCATCGTTTAGCTGCTCGGCTGTGTATCTCTTAGCTTTTGCCATGGTGTTTCCTCCTTCCGTTTGGCACTCCATCTTGTGTTTCTGTTGCCATTATATGCAACAATAACACTATTGTCAACACCTTTTCGGTGCTTTTGTTGCATTTTGTGTTTTTGTTGCTTGACTTATCGCCATTGGAGTTTTATAATGAATCGCGAAAGGTGGTGAAATCGTGAAAGACCGAATAAGAAAAATTCGCCGCGATCTTGACCTGACTCAGCAAGAGTTCGCTGATCGCATCGGCATTAAGCGTGGCGCTATTGCAAACTATGAAATTGGCAGGAATGCGCCGACTGATTCCGTTGTCTCTCTTATTTGTAGGGAGTTCGGTGTCAGCGAAGAATGGCTCCGAAAGGGAACCGGTGAGATGTTCGCTCCGGATGCCGGCGGTGAATTGGAAGCTCTGGTTAAGAAGTACGATCTGTCGAATGCTGATCAGGTTCTGATAGAAAAATACGTGAACCTGAAAGCAGGCTCACGTGAAACGATCATCAATTTCATAACTGATGTTGTGGCTTCTCTTGAAGACTTAGAGCCGAATGCGAAGGCTCTTTCTTCGGATTCGGCTTCGGAGCTGGACATCGATGCGGAAGTGGAAGCGTACCGGCAGCAACTTGAACTCCAGAAAAAAGCAGAGCCGATCTTAAACGCTGCGCACGACATGGGAGCGACGGAAGAGGAAAAACAGCGCGCTGACGACATCATGATGAATGACGATGAGTGGAAATGATGAAGAATGAATTAAAGCCATTTAAGAATCGTACGAAAATAACGTACGCTTGAGGATGCTATTGAAACATTCCGCAAAAGATAATCAGGAGTTGGAGTATGAGCTACGAAGAGCTGATAAATGAGGCTGCCTCGCAGGGACTTATCGTGAAAGAGAAAACGATTGACGGCTACGGCGGAAGGATTTTTAAAAACCGGATTGCCATCAACAAAAATCTGACAGGAAAGGAAAAGGCAGCTGTACTTGCAGAGGAGTTAGGACATCACTATACGTCAGTCGGAGATATTCTCGATCAAACGGATATCCGGAACCGAAAACAAGAACGAAAGGCGCGATCCTGGGGATATCAAAAACTAATCCAGCCCCGCGACATCGCCATTGCGTATTTGTCCGGACGCTGTACAGCATATGATCTTTCAGAATATCTTGATCTCCCGCAGCAATATGTGGAGGAAGCATTGCAATATTTTAGTGAAGCTTACGGAGAACAAAGAATCTATTTTCCCGATTGTGCAATACAATTTGCGCCGAAAGTCCGTGTCTGGAAATATACAGAATTTTAATTAAAAAAAATCCGCCTCCCCTATTGCAGTAGGAGAAGCGGCGCGATATCCTCCGAAAAGGATACCAAAAAGTCTCGCATGTACAGTATACCTTTTTGGAGTGTGCTTTTCAATACATTTATTTTTTGCACCCAAAAAGGAGATAAACTATGGGAAGAAAAGCGAAAGGGGCGCTCCCGTCCGGAAATATCAGAATTCAAAAGCTGATCTCAACTGACCCGGACGGACACCGGCATTTCAAGTCCTTCACAGGTCGCACACGCGCGGAGGCTGACATGTTTAATTTTTTTAAAAAAAAGGACAATAGCTACGAGCTGATGCAGCAGGCCGCCGCTCGGTACTTTGGCGGCACCCAGAAGATCGGGACCATGTGGTCAGTGCTTTACAATTTGAAAAAGTACGAAGGAGAGCCTGCAGAAGCGTTGGAGGCGGCTTGCTATAAAAATCTTGAAGACTTGGAGAAGATGCTGGAGACCAGCAGGGCTGCAGGTTTTAGTGGCGAACGCCCTACCGAGGTTCCGGCTTATGTTCGTCTATGTATGCTGTACGAGAAGCAGGAGCGCTATGCTGAGGCCATCCGAGTGTGTGCTGAAGCAATCCGCGCTGGCGCTGTATATGACAAGAGCAGCGGGCAGATGTACGGACGCCTGGCCAGACTGATCCGAAAGGCTGGCATGGACCAGGATCTGGAGCTGCTGAAGCTCACCCAGGAAGGGACGCCACATTGATCGGCGCGATCTATGCCCGATACTCCGCCGGACCGAATCAGACAGACCAGTCGATCGAGGGTCAGGTAGCGGACTGCCGGGTCTATGCTGAACAAAAGGGAATCCGGATCGTAGAGATCTATGCTGACCGGCACGTATCCGGAAAGAGTATTATCGGTCGAAACGAGTTTCAGCGAATGCTGCGAGACGCAGAGCAGCATCGGTTCGAGTGCGTGATTGTCTGGAAAATTGACCGCTTTGGTCGTGATCGCCAGGACATTGCGCTGGGGAAGCTGACTCTGAAGCGGGCCGGCGTGAAGCTGTTGTACGCGAAGGAGAGCGTTCCGGAGGGACCGGAAGGCATTATTCTGGAAAGTGTGCTGGAAGGTCTGGCTGAGTACTACTCCGCAGATCTTCGGCAGAAGATTGTCCGAGGGATGCGGGAGACTGCAAAGAAGGGATTGTACTGCGGTCAGCCTCTTCCGATCGGGTACACCGTGGATGAGAACCGGCATGTTGTGATCGATGAGGAGAAGGCTGCCGTCGTCCGGGAGGTATTCCGGCTTCACAATGCCGGCGCCCGGACAAGAGATCTGATCGATCTATTCCGGAAGCATGGAATCAATGGCAGCAGAGGGAAGCCCATCAGCCAGTCCGTGATCTATCGGATGCTTCGGAACGAGAAGTATCTGGGTCGCTTTGAGGTCCAGGGAGTGGAGCTTCCGGTCGAGCCAATCATCGATCCGGTGACCTTCGAAGAAGCAGCGAAGCATTTTAAGACGAGCCGAAACAATGCGGCAGGGAGGGCGAAAGTGGACTATTTACTGAGTTGTAAATGCTTTTGTTCCTATTGTGGCGCCATGCTGACAGGAGAAAGCGGAACCGGGCATGCTGGAAAAATATATCACTATTACAAGTGTGGTGCGAAGAAGCGCGGTGCGAAGTGCGAGCTGAAACCGATCAAGCGCGATCACTTGGAGAATCGTGTCATCGAGTCGACGGTTCAGGACATGCTGACAGACGAAATGATTGATACGATCACAGCGCGGATCATGGAGATCCAGAAGCAGGATGACGCCCAGAATCCGGCGGAACAGCTCAGAAAGCAGCTGGACTCCAATCGGAAGCGCCAGCGGAATATTCTGGATGCGATTGAGGAAACCGGAGCAAAGGGATTGGCTGCGCGTCTGGCAGCGCTGGAAGATGAAGAATACGAACTGCTGGCGGAGATCTCGCGGGCAGAAATAAAAAAGCCCCGACTCACCGAAGCGGTGATCGGAGCCTGGCTTCGTTCTTTCCGGAACGGAGACATGAACGACGCCGCCTTCCGGCAGCGTCTTGTTGACACTTTTATCGCCAAGATTGAGGTCAGAAACGGCGAAGCATTGATCTTCTATAACATCAGAGAAAATGGACCGCACTCGAAAGTTCGAGTACGGTCCGAATGCTGGAGACGGAGGGATTCGAACCCTTGA